TGGGTCGCTGACCGTCACGACGGGCAATGTCAATATCGCTCCAACGGGTATCGCATCAGGTGAAGCGTTTGGGGCGTTGACCGTCACGACGGGCAATGTCAATATCGCTCCAACGGGCATCGCATCAGGTGAAGCGTTTGGGGCGTTGACCGTCACGACGGGCAATGTCAATATCGCTCCAACGGGCATCGCATCAGGTGAGGCGTTTGGGACGCTGACGGTTACAACGGGCAATGTCAATATCGCTCCAACGGGCATTGCATCAGGTGAGGCGTTTGGGACGCTGACGGTCACGACGGGCAATGTCAGCATCGCTCCAACGGGCATTGCATCAGGCGAAGCGTTTGGGACGCTAACCGTTACGACGGGTAATGTCAATATCGCCCCAACGGGCATCGCCAGCGGCGAAGCGTTTGGAGCGCTTACGGTTACGACGGGCAATGTCAATATTGCCCCGACGGGCATCGCCAGCGGCGAAGCGTTTGGGACGCTAACCGTTACGACGGGCAATGTCAATATCACCCCAACGGGTATCGCCAGCGGCGAAGCGTTTGGGACGCTAACCGTTACGACGGGCAATGTCAATATTGCCCCGACGGGCATCGCATCAGGTGAGGCGTTTGGGACGCTTACGGTTACGGTTAGCACGACGATTACAGTTAGCGGCATCCCATCCGGTGAAGCCTTCGGAACGATCACCGTCACAACTGGCAACGTGAGCATCGCCCCAACAGGTATTGCATCAGGCGAGGCATTTGGTAATGCAGTCATCACCACTGGCAATGTTGACATCGCCCCGACTGGTATTGCATCCGATGAAGCGTTTGGGACGCTGGTAGTCACGACGGGCGCTGTAAATATTGCACTGACGGGTATCGCATCAGGTGAAGCGTTTGGGAATATCCTCGTTACGGTTGGCAATGTTGACATCGCCCCAGAAGGTATCCCGTCATCAGAATCCTTTGGGGCTGTCACAGTCACGACGGGTAACGTTGATATCGCGTTAACTGGCATCCCCAGCGGTGAAGCCTTTGGGTTGCCGACAGTCGCACTCAGCAGCGTAAGTATTAGACCCATCGGCATCCCGTCGGGCGAAGCATTTGGGGCGTTGGTTGTCACGACTGGCAACGTCAACATTGCGCCCATCGGCATCCCGTCGGGCGAAGCGTTTGGCCTGTTCACTGTAGACATTTACGAGGAAACAGGGACGGCGACCTTGAGCGAAGCACGAGTCCATAAAGCGATAACGAGCGAAGTGATATGACAACACAAACAGCACAGATTTATGATGTCGGGGACTTGGTGACGTTAAAAGTCAGCTTTCGCGTTGGCACGATCAATACTGACCCGACAGTTATAACCCTGAAAGTCAAGAATCCTATTGGCTTAGTCACCTTGTACACCTATGGCGTTGACAGCGGATTGCTTCGTAATGCGATTGGGGACTATCAGTTTGACCTCATCGTGGATACCGAAGGGGATTGGTGGTATCGCTGGCAGGGGACTGGAAGCTGTGTGGCAGCAGAAGACCGTCGTCTTTATGTGCGCGACAGCGTTTTTATATCCTGATGAGGGCTGATTAAGTGGCGATTATTAATATATTTCCCGGTGATAGTTGGACAACCAAGTTCAATACATCCGCCGTTGGAGATACGATAAACATCAAAACAGGTGTGCATCGTGAGCAAACAGGTTCGCCAAAAGCAAACCAGATTGTTCTCTTTGAAAAGGGCGCTGTTGCCAACGGGTCACGGGTTTTTTCCTCGTGGACGGTTGCCGGGGCAACTTGGTACACGACGGGCGTAAGCCGCTCGGTGCAGCAAGTTGAGACCATCGGGGCGTTTACGCCAAGTCAGCCGGGGTATCGTGCAGCGTGGAACATTGATGTCTATATTGATAATGTGCCACAAGTCCACGTCACCACAGAAGCGGCTGTCACAAGCGGTACGTTTTGGTATAACCCATCGAATAGCCGCGTTTATATCGGCATCAATCCCTCTGGCAAAGTAGTTGAAGTCTCCTACACGGTTTTCTGTTTGAACTCAGGTGAAGACGGAATCACCATCAAAGGCGGTCTCGTTGAGAAGTACGCTTGTCAGCGCCAGAATGCCGCACTCGATTTTGAACAGGGCACGAACACGCTTATCGAAAATGTGACCGTGCAGCTTTGCCACTGGAAGGGCGCGGCGGCAAATCAGGGCAGCCGGTTTATTAACTGTCGATTCCTGCGTATGGGGCAGATGGGTTTCGGCGGTACGGGTAACATCCTTGTGCAGGGATGTGAAACCGCCTATAACAATTATGCGAAGTTTGAAGAAAACTTTGAAGCAGGCGGCTGTAAAATTGGCAACTCATTTCAAGCGGTGCTGCGCTCAAATTGGGCGCATCACAATAACGGTCCCGCTTTATGGTTGGATATTAACAATCGTGAATACATAGTAGAGCATAACGTTTGTAACGACAATTCGCGGCACGGCATTTATATTGAAATTAGTTTTTACGGTATTGTAAGGAATAATTGGTGTGGGATGAATGCGCCTGATGGGACGGGGGACGTATTGAGTCCCGGCGCTTTAGCTGCCCAAATCCGTGTCGAATCGTCAATGGATGTGGAAGTCTACGATAATATATGCGTCGTCCCTGCACAGCATGACGGTTTACGGACAGCGGGTATCGGGGTCACAAACACAGCCCGAAACTCATCAAGCGTATGGTCGTCCACCTATGGCGCGTGGCTGTCAAAACGAAATGTCGTAAGAGACAACGACATCTACTACATGGGTGACGGTGAAAGCGGCATGAGAGCGTGGACGGACACCAGCGCGTTCTATACCAACAGCCCAACGGGCCCATATAACAATCGCTGGTTTGGTAATCGTTACCACCGTTTAGGCGGATTCACAGCGAATTATTTTCAGTGGGGTAACACGTCGGGTAGCACACTCCGCGTTCCGTTGTCCACATGGCAAGGTTACGGATTCGATAGCACTGCCAGCGGGTCAACAGTGGATACCGCCGTCACGTCGTCAACGGATGACATCCCCCCAGTCACTGTACGCGGCTCGATGGAATACCGTGATCGGATTTTGTCCACGCTCCCGACCAACCTCATCCGGTATTACCCGCTGGATGATACTAGCGGCGTAACCGTTAAAGATCAAAGTAAATATCAAGTGAACGCCGTCGGCGCAAACCTACTACTAAACCAGTCGGGTATCGGTGACGGACGCAGATCAATTGACTTCACCCGTGACAACGGCGGGACTCTCGGCAGTTACATCAATCTGCTCGGCTCATCATTTAATACCGACTTTGACCCTAACGAGTTTACAGTCCACTTTTGGACTAAACTTACCACTGCGTCGGCATCTGATACAACAACCCATCGCTTTGCCTACATTGAAGGCAATAACGTATGGCTTCAGATGCAAAAGATATACAGCGGTTCAACCCCTAAGTGGCGTATGGCGCTTGACCTCAACGGGGTTAATGTTGCCACGTATAGCGATAACAACCCGACAGCGGACTGGACACGTTGGACAATGGCACGCTCCCAAAAAGGGGCTGACGGGTTAACCACTGGGACGGACGGTTATCTCAAAATATACAAAGACGGGGTGCTGGTATCAAATACGGTCAACAGTGCTTTTGTCAGCAGTAACACGTTTACAAAGGCGCTTTTAGCCTCTTTTAGCGCGACCACCTCATCCGGCTCGGATTGCAACTTGCAGCACGTCGCAATTTGGAATCGTGCGCTCACAGATGCAGAGGTTATCAACTTACAGGACATCAATGATGCGCCCAAAGTTATTAGCATTGCCAAACAATTTTACTCAGAAGGCCAAACGATTAGCCTGAGTATTCAGGCATCGGATAACAACCTCGTTAACACGCTATCGTATACCAGCGACAATCTGCCTACAGGACTGGTTATCAGCGCGGCAACAGGCGTTATCACGGGTACACTGACAAACGCGACATCAGGTTACTGGACATCCACGATCCGTGTTTCGGATAACGGTTCGCCTGTACGCATGACCCCGTTAGCCCTAGAATGGGTTGTGGCAGACGCGAACATTATTCAGTTGACGGGCATCGCATCCGGTGAAGCGTTTGGGGCGTTGACCGTCACGACGGGTAATGTCAGCATCGCTCCAACGGGCATCGCCAGCGGCGAGGCGTTTGGAACGCTTACGGTTACGACGGGTAATGTCAGCATCGCTCCAACGGGCATCGCCAGCGGCGAGGCGTTTGGAACGCTTACGGTTACAACGGGCAATGTCAATATCGCTCCAACGGGCATCGCCAGCGGCGAGGCGTTTGGAGCGCTGACCGTCACGACGGGCAATGTCAATATCGCTCCAACGGGCATTGCATCCGGCGAAGCGTTTGGGACACTGGTTGTCAGTCGTTCAATAAGTGTTACGGGCATTGCATCCGGCGAAGCGTTTGGAGCGCTGGCGGTCACAACGGGCAATGTGAATATTGCCCCGACGGGCATTGCATCCGGCGAAGCGTTTGGCACTGCGATTTTCAACGCTGGGTTGGTACAAATTGCCCCGTCGGGTATTGCCAGCGGTGAGGCGTTTGGAGCGCTGACCGTCACGACGGGCAATGTTGACATCGCTCCAACGGGCATTGCATCCGGCGAAGCGTTTGGGGCAGTAACGGTCAACACAGTTACGACGGTTACGGTTACTGGCATCCCCAGCGCGGAAGCCTTTGGGACGCTGATTATCACAACGGGCAATGTGAATATTGCCCCGACGGGCATTGCATCCGATGAAGCGTTTGGAATTGTCACGGTCACGACGGGCGCTGCAAATATTGCGCTGACGGGTATCGCATCCGGTGAAGCCTTCGGCAATGCGGTCATCGCTACAGCAGACATCACGATTACGTTGGCTGGTATCCCATCAGGCGAGGCATTTGGTAATGCCGCCATCACCACTGGCAATGTTGACATCGCCCCGACTGGTATCCCATCCGATGAAGCCTTTGGCGACGCAGCATTCACGACTGGTAATGTCAATATCGCCCCGTCGGGTATTGCATCCGGTGAAGCCTTTGGGCATATGCTCGTGGATTACGAAGGCGTTGATCTATTCCCGGATGGCATCCCGTCGGGCGAAGCATTTGGGGCGTTGGTTGTCACGACTGGCAACGTCAATATTGCGCCCATCGGCATCCCGTCCGGCGAATCGTTTGGGCTGTTCACTGTCAACGCGCCCGGACGCAAAGGGATTACAGTGACTAGCGAAGTTCTAACCCACCGCGCCGCCGTTGTCCTCACACCCATTCAGGCTGCCGCTAGCTTTGATAGCGGCGATCTACTGACGTTGCAGGCCACGTTCACAGTTAACGGGATTAACGTAGACCCAGTGCAGGTCAACTTTTACACGATGAATCCGGCAGGCGTGGTCGCGGTTTACGTTTACGGCACACATAGGACGGTACGTAAACTGAGTACGGGGCGCTATCAAATCGCGCTGGCGCTGGCAGCGGAAGGCGATTGGCACTGGCGCTGGCAAGGGGTAGGCGACTGTACAGCCGTGATAGATGGTCGGGTTTATGTCCGAGATGGAGTATTTTGATGGCTGAAATCGCAGGGACTAAAGCATTAGGGTTGGCACAGGTAGGCTTTAAACGGGACTTTAAAGCGCTTCTGCAACCTGTCATCACGCAAGCATCCGGTTTACTAGTACGCGCCGCCGGAAACAACGAGAACAAAATCCCGAAAGCCGCCGAAAAACAACTTGTGACCGCTATTGGGGAATCGGTGCAGCGCGTCTTTGTTGGCACGGATGGCAGAAGCGCGTTTACTGACGACGGGGTAACAGCGATTGCGCCCTATCCCGCTGCGCTCAATACGTGGTATGCGCTCATCACCGCCGAGATTGTCCGGACAAGCGCGAAGTCGATGAAGGCCGTCATCAAAGACGATGCCGTTTACCGTTGGTTGGCAGCGGCGCAACCGCCTGAAAACGCCACCGTTGGCGGGGTAAGCGAGTTAACCGTCAGCGCGAGGACGACTGCTAACTTCGTGCGAGACAGTCTACTTGAGTACGATCCTATGCACTTTTTCGTAAACCCTGTAGACGGGTATCGTCTATCAGATCGCATTTGGCAGACCAGTTTACGGACACGGACACAAGTAGATGCGCTGCTAGCGGAAGGCATCCGCAACGGTGAAGGGTCGCTTCGGTTATCGCGGCGGCTCGAACAATTCTTATTACCCGGCGCTGCACTCGTCCGTACATCACGCCCTTACGGGACGGATGCAAGCTACAGCGGTATGCGGTTGGCGAGAACCGAAATCACGGCAGCGGGAGGCAGATCAACGATGTTGGCCGGACGACTGAATCCGTATGTGACGGGGATAACGTGGCGGCTTTCACTTAGCCATCCACGTAGTGATATTTGCAATGGCTTGGCAGCGGGTAGCCCGTATGATTTTGGCGCAACACCTTCCTATCCAGCGCACCCTCACTGCCTTTGTACGCTTGTCCAGAATGTCACGACCACCCCCGCGCAGGTGACTAGTGACCTTCGAGAACTTATGGAAAACGGTCAACCCGCGCCCTTGACTCCGGCAAACGCGGAAGGCTTGTTATCGCTCATCTTGGGTGCTGCGCTCTACGGGTTGCTTAGGGGTATCGTGCAAAGTTAGACATATTTCCACATTATTGCGTTTTCTGGTATAATAAGCGGAACAATTGTTCCGCTTTTGAGTTCAGGAGAGTACCTTTGAGTACCGAAGCAACCCTGTCAGCGATAACCCAAGATTACCCCAAAGACATCATTTATCATCAATGCGATATTTCCCCTTACTGCACTGGGTCGTTTTATCTAGGCAGCGATTACTTTCGGGATTTCCCTACCTACCTACGGGTCTGTATTCAATCAACGTTCCCGCATCTGTTATCAGCCCGCGCCGACTCCGTTCCAGAAACCCCGCAACCAATTACCGTAGGCGGGATCGCTGAGTTTGAGCGCCGGGCGCGGCAGTGGCCTACGTGCGAGTGGTACAAAATGGAATACGGGGAGTCTTATTTTCAGCATGAGGGCTATACATACAAAAACCTACCGTCTGGCGCACAGGGCTTAGATGAGGGTTTGCTACAAGACACCGTAGACTGGCTGACCAAGTATACAGACCACAGTTTACTGATGGAGGTGGATGGATGAGCGACAATAACGAGATACCACCTGTGCCTCAACTTCCGAAAAACATTAGACCCGCTTGGGAGAGTTACGACAATCGGATTCCTGACGAAAGCGAAATTGCGCGCCTGGCAAAGCCAAAAGTAGACCCGCCTGATAGTAAATGGTTGGACAAAGCGCTCACTGTCGTAGGGCGCTTTCTGAGAACGGAAGCGACTCAACTAGAGGCAGGTAAGTGGGTACATTTTACGTGGCCTGCAATGCGCGATATGGGTGGAAGCAGACGCAAATGGAATAAACACTACAAGGCAGTTATCCCCTATCTAACGGGTAGGGGTTACATCGTGGGGTATGTAGATGCGTTTGGTCTTGTGGCTTTACGCATCCAACTTAAAAGCAAAAGTTTGGAAAACCAAAATCATGAAAACCAGTAACCCGTCCCCCGTCCCCCCAAATCGTAATCAGCAAACTACCGTTGCCTTCGTTCTCGTAATCGTCGGCATCCTTTTGTTAGCTGCTAGCTACGGCTTCCTTGCTGGCATAATCGGTTTACTGGTCGCCCTGTTTGCCTGTTATCTTGGCAGCAATACGCCGCCGACGCGGAAACAGTCATCGCTAACGATGACAGAGCGCAAGATTGGCAACAAAAAAGCGGATGGAGAGGAGCGGTTACAGTGATTGATGGCAAGATCGTATTAGAATATGACTTTAGAGATGTCACGATTGCAGACCGGGAGTTTCTTCTAGAGGTATGCGCTAACGAGGACAAGCTATCAACGATAGCCAATTTTATACGGGTGCTGGAAGTCGCGCAGAAACACACGAAAGCGAATATCTACGATTCCCCCACAGAGTACGTAATAGCTATTGTGGAAGGTTTTTTAACTGTGCTAAAAGACAATTTCGTTCAACTCAGTAAAGGTAAACGTGATGACCGATAACCAGAACACAGGTATAAGTAAAGTCGCATACAAATGGGTATATCTTTGGCTAACCATAATGCTGTTAACAGTGTTGGGAATCATTGCTAAAAGTATACCGTTTTTAATATGTTTCTCTATCACCTTACTCATAGCGCTCATCGCTGTAGGGTTCAGTATGCAATTCAGCAAAAGGATACCCAATGACCGATAACCAGAACACAGACAACAGTAACCCGATTCCTCATGCGGATGACATCCGTAAACAGTCGCTTGATAGCCCTGCTGACGTGCAGGTGTGGGTAGCGGGGATGCTGGAAACGGTAGCGGCTTTCATACGGAAGCATACAGACGCGCTCAATGAGGGGCGCGTTATCCGGTTTTACCCAGTAGAAGATGGCGTTAGCCGGATGTGGGAATTGCATGGATACCGGATTACTCCTGCTGTAGAGCAACGCGGTTACAAAGTGGATGTTGGCTTACCCATTTCCGGCGAACTGATGACACAGGAAACGAAAACCGTCCTCTTGATTTCGCTACCAAAGCCGGGTAGCGGGAAGGTGATCGCCGAATGACCGTTATCATTGGACTCGAACACAAAAACAAGGTTTACATGGGGGGTGATAGTATCTCTCTCAGCGGGTGGAGTAAAGTGCCCATCGCTGGCGAAAAGGTATTCAAGCGCTCTTTTAAAAGCGGCACCCTATCCCGCGATTTCATCTTCGGTTTCGCTGGCAGCCCACGCGCCGCCCAGCTTGTCGAATACCGTTTACAGCCGCCCGTTATCAGTGATGCCGCCGAACTTGCATCCAAGTTTCCTGTAAGCATTGACGACCTCGCGCTGGCTGCGAGATGGGCGGCGCTGCTGTCTACTGAAGGTGTTAATTTGCCCGATGTGATGCGCCGCTACTTGGGTAGTAACCCGTCTTTGGCATTACGCCTATCAATCGCTATCGGTGGCTTAGACCAATTAGCCGAAATGTGTGTACCGATTAGCCAAGTCTACCCTGACCGGAGCGAAACCGTTACCCGTGTACTAGAGGGGCTAACCCTTGACGCGCAGAAGTTCCAAGAATACACAGCGAGCTTTGCAAAAGAGCAAAACGAAGGCGACCAGTAACCATGCGCCTCTGCCTCGCGCTCATGATGCAAAATGAAGCCGACTGGATTCGCTTGCACGTCCGCCACCTGCTACCCGTCGTTGACGGCTTGATCGCTGTTGACGGCGGGTCAACGGATGACAGTATGCAGGTTATTGAAAGCATGGGTGGCCTTGTCTTTCTACGTCCCTTTGATTACAACTTTTCAGGACAAGCCAATTACCTAATCCAGTGCGCGGAAGCTGCTGGTTACGACGCAATCCTAAGACTTGACCCCGACGAAACCATGTTTGCCGAACACGTTATCCGCATACGGGCGATCTTGGAAGCGGGTGACTTTCACCTCCTGCACATTCCTCGTATCAACTTTGTTGGGGATCGTCTGCATCACAGCCCACTTATTGACCCTCATGCTCAATGGAGAGCGTGGGTACTAAATCGCGGCATCCGTTATCACGCGGTCAAGGTACACGAAACCCCCATGCTGCCCTCTGGTTTGCTGACAACGGTTGTCCCTGATGTGGCAATCTATCATTACGGGTTCGTCAAGCCAACGAGTGAGCGCGAGTACGGCTGGCAAGTCTACAGCGCACTGCAATCCGGCCAGCCCGTTCCCGCGAAACCTGATCACTTTGAAGACGACGGCAGTCACTTTGACCGTGAGCCGTTTACAGGTAGCCAGCCTGTAGACCCGTTTGAGGTCGGCATCCGTGCGCCGTTGGTAGGCAGACTGAATATGCACTTGTCCGTTAACTTGGTGGGGGATAGAGCCATCGAATACGGCTTCATCGAAAACCGCATCCCGTTAGCCAGTTCGCCAGAATGCCGTGCGCTGGATGTTGGGAACGGCGGCGAATGGCGGTTATCGCTGGCAGCACAGAGGGCGGGGTATCAGGTGACAGCTATCGACTACGAAGCCACGTCAGCGCCGCCGAATGTGGACATGATAACGGGTGACTTGTTGACCGTTGACCTACCCGTTTACGATCTGATTATGGTATGCAGCACGATTGAACACGTTGGGCTGAAAGGTCGCTACGGGGTGACTGAGGGGGATGTTGACGGCGACCTGAAAGCGATGCGACGATTGGTAGACGCGCTGAAACCGGGCGGCTGTTTGCTGTTGACGCTGCCTGTTGGCGTTGACCGTGTACATAAACCCATGCATCGGGTCTACGGGTCAAGGTTGTTTGATCTGGTCGTTGGGTTGGAAGTCGAATACCGCGAATGGTGGGCTAAGTTATCCGGCGACTGGCAGCAGGTAACAATGACGGAAGCGATGCGTACGCCGTCGGTTGCGGTGAGCCGGACGGACTGGCAAGGATCGGTGTACGGGTTGGGATTACTTGTATTGAGGAAGGAAAACGAAAATGACAGGCGAAAAGAACATCAAAGCATTACTAAAGAGATGGCCTGAAGCTGAAAATGTTCAGGAAGACTATGATTGTGCATGTGGGCGCGGGCAATTGATGATTAGCTTTCAATTGCCCCAGTTTCAAGATCGCTCTGTGGGAGACGGGCGACATGGCGAGCCAATGGAAGATTGCGGATTCTGGTGTTCCGTTTGCAATTGGAGTAAC